CATCTGACGTTCTTTGTCTACGGCCTCTTCACAAGGCTATTTATGACAGATTATCCAGACAAGCTTGGCTCAACCGGGGCGATGTTACCACCGAAGGATTGGAAGGCTTTAGGTATGTTGAAGGGGAGGTCCTCACCTCTGGTGATTACAAGTCCGCCACCGACAATCTCAGTATTGAGGTTGCCGAGATGATCCTCGCCACTATTCTGACTTCTACGGTTTCTGTACCGCAGTCGGTCATGAAGGGCGCGTTGGACATTTTGCGGCCTAACTTGTATAACCTTGAACACTCTCTAGATTTTGTCCCTCGCGTCGGGCAGATGATGGGTTCTTACCTCTCCTTTCCACTTTTGTGCATTCAGAATCGAATGGCATTTTTGTGGGCTGGCGGGGGGAACCGTCCCTGCTTGATCAACGGCGACGACATCCTGTTTCGATCTGATCCCGAGTTCTCTCGGCATTGGATGGAGACAGTCGCGTCGTTGGGACTTGAGGTAGAGAGGACTAAAACGAGTGTGTCGGCCGAATTCGGCTCTTTGAATTCTACCTTAGTAGTTCGCGAAAAGGGAAAGTACAAAGTTCGCCAAACTCTTCGGTTCGGCATGCTTAGGGAATGTGATGACATCACTTCACTTTGCAAGACTTACGAGGATTTCCTTCGAGGGATCCACGGGCCTTCCAGGTTCCGTGCTGGCTTTGAGTTTTTTAGATGGCATCTTCCATCTCTTAAGGCTTATCGCGTTAGCACACTGGAACTTGGTTTCCGTGGTGATCTTGCGTGGCGATTGACTCGTAAGTGGAACCTCCGTTTGGACCGACCTTCTGAGGTCTTGCCGATCCTAGGTCCCGATCACAACGTAGTCGTCCCTCGAGATGGCTGCACTTTTGTCGATCCGGATACGGTGAGAAAAGACGATAGGAAAGTTAGTGCAATGGAGCTTGCGGCGTGGAAGTGGGGCGTGGAATTCGCCTCTCGTTCTCGAAGATCCGAGCTCGAGTTTAAGCTCAGGCTTTCTTTAATAAGGCCTGATCGGCCTGACTTTTCTCCTTACCTTAGTGGTTTTGGAGAGCGAGCCAGGGTGACCAGGCCGACCTGGGCTGAGACTCGGCGCCCTTTTCTTGTTCCCCGTGAAGTTCGGAAGGACTCCTTTCCTCTTATGATAGAGGTCGAAGAGGAGCTTCCGCCTTACTCGGAACATGAGAATGAGACGATTCTGATAGACGTCAAGAAAGACAAGTAATGGACCACGTTGGAAATGTGGCTTGTGCAGAAAGCACCCTCCTTTAATTAAGGGGACTCCTTGTCGACCTCGGTCGGCAGCTGAAGGGGCCCTGGGGGGGATAGTTAGTATGCCCCATCTTGTGGGCTGTGGAAAAGGAAAGCAGTGCCTACTGCAGGACGTAGGCGTGTTGTAGGACACCCGAACCTGTGAATTGTCGCGAC